TAAAAGAAATTTCCATTTCCGTCGCAACTAACTTTTGTGTAATTTACATCGTAATCAATTACGATATCATTAGTTTTATAATCTACTATTGACCAATAACTAGAGCTTGGCAAAGCTTTTACATTTGTGTATAAAGAAGAGGTTGTGTTACTGGTAAAGTTTCTAGCTGGATACATATCTCTAACATTGACTCTAACCATGTATTTATTTGTCCCTGCTTTAAAATTTCCCATATTATTACCCAAAGTTACAACTACACTATTATTGTTTATTAGGGATAAAGATCCAGTCGAATAGGCAGAATCGTCCCATCTAAATTCTAAAGTGGGAGGATAAATTGTATGAGTATCTATGCTAAAGAAACTTAATCCTGTATAAGATAGCGAAGAACTTTCTACTAATATTGGTAATTTTACCAAAAACCCATTGTTCGCCGCTGACCCTGAATTCCACTGTCTAACTATGGTTGATACATCGATAATAGGATCTTTATCGCTTTTATAGTTGTAAGATTGGGAAGAAGATGTAGCAGTCCAAGATCCACCTCCAACTGTTTTGTAGTAAGCTGAAGAGTTCCAATTCACGCTTCCAGAATAAGAAGAAGTAGAGTACCAAGAAACTCCATTTTGTGTAGTTGGAAGATCATTTAATTTTCCAGTACCCATAGACCAATCTTGTGAAAGCTGTCTAACTTCTAAAGAGTAGTCTGTGCTTAAATTATTTGCAGATGCAAGATAAAGTTTTAAATAAGCGCTAAAGCTACTAGTAGCTAACGCAATTGTATTGCTTATTTCACTACTATCGAATTTTATTATGGCTCTACGTATATCATCAGTAGCCGCTAAATTGCTAAGTGTTAAATTTGCAGGATTTTGAGAATTATAACAAGCAACTTCTAATATCTCGTCTAATCCCGTATTTGTACTAGGATAAGCTGAATATAAAGTTGCATCTGCTATAGGGAATATTTTATATACGGCCATTGTTATTATTTTTATGATATAGTGACTACTCTACCTTGTATGTCTGAATTTGGAAATTGGACTGAAAATATGCTGGGATCCAAAGATGGATACACTACGTTGTTAACCGTCGCTGATGCGATGTCGTAGTTGTATTGAGAGTACCCATTTTGTGTTCCACTTTTATTTACTATTTCTATATTCTTTACAGTTTGTACGCCTTCTATAGAATCTAATAGTGAATAAACATTAGACAATATTATTGGTTGATTTATTTGCCAATTGTCTTTGTCAAAGTACGATTGTAACTCAGATATGCATCTCGATATAACGTCTTGTCCTATGTAATTTGGTCTAATAGCTATATCGAAATTAATTCCTATATTAATTATGTAAGCAGGTTTTAAAGAAATAGAATCTGTCATCATTCTATAATCTAATAAGTATGACTGTAAATTTTTTAACAAGGCCGGAGTTGGTGAACTTAGATTGCCATTAGCGTCTAACCCCAATATGTATATAGTTATTTCAAAATTGTCTATTTGCGTTTTATTACTATTGAGATAATTTCCAAAAGTAACATCATTTTTAGTTACGAAAGCTTTAGATATCTTTCCGTATATTCCGGGCATGCTTAAAGATCTAGCCATATAATCTTGCGGAGTAACTGCTCTATATTGAGTTTGAAACTCTGCCATTGAGTTCTGTCTTAGTTCATCTATAGTGTCTCCATCTCCTCCGCCAGAAGCCGGTTCAGGATTATTTATTGCCACAGTATTACTTCTACTCGTATTGATACCAGTAAAAGTAAATGATTTTGGTATAGTTAATTGATTGGCTAATACATTAGACTGAGCTCCTCCGCCGACTAAGTAATTAAATGTAATATTTACATTAGTTGGAGCTAATCCATAAGTTTGTGTAGTTACAAAATTCGTAGGATCAAACGCTGTATTTAATTGACTTAATCCACCGTTTGTCAATCCAACACTAACTGTATTTGGATTTGGTAACAACGCGGTGTCAGCAACTGTATTCATTCCAGGACCAAATTCTATCTCTAAAGTATCATCAGATTTGAATCTTGTTACGTAACGTCTTTGTGTATAAGTTTTTTGTATAAAATATGGAACTTGATATGCTGTAGAACTGGTATTTGCTACGGGTTGAAGTATATAATCTTGTGCAAGGTAAGGAACTTCGTACCAATTGTTTCCATTAGAGTCCACAGCGCTAATTATGCTTACGATGTTAGCATCGTTAATTACAACGCTTGGAAATCTTTGAGCCGAACCAAAAGAAAGTGTGTGTTGTTTGAGTTGTCCCGATATCGCGTTTGCAGATTTCTTTAATAAAAAGTTAGTTGGATTATTGTTTGCATCCACAGTATACACAGAAATTTCTGTCGGATCAGTTGAAGAAGATACAGAAAAATTAACTTTATCTGTAGTGTAAAAATATATCGAACTATTAGCACTAGATTGTACTTGCATGCCTTCTGCTATAGTCAACGCGTAGTCAAAATCTGGAATTCTTTGAGATCCGCTAACTTTAAAAGGCACTTGTTGATATATATCTAAATTCACAGTGGCCGCAGATATAACTTTGGGACGATAACCCATCATATAGGCTAAAGTGTATAAGTTATTAGGTTGTTTTGCGTATTGTAAAAAAGTTTCTTGAATTTGATTATCCAAATAAAAAGACAATACATCTCCGATGTACGCAGCCATTTCTATGAACATGCTTCCTGGAGAAGCTTGACTAAAATCATTATATACAGTAGGATAATAAGATTTAGCGTAAGTTATAAGGTCGTTTTTTAACGAATTAAAGTCCTTATTAATGTACTTTATTTCTTGTTTATTTGCCATCGCTATTGTGTGCTTTGCAGTATTACGGATATTGAATCGTCTTGACCTGTATTTTTTATACTATAAGTAAAATATATACTTATCTGATTAAATTCTGTATTACCATTTAATTTGAATTCAATTATATCTATGGAAGGAAAATAAGATTCTAACTTACTAGTGATACTTTCTTTTATTTCTTCCAAATTCCCTTGCGTTATTTGACTGAATACTAACGACCTTAATCCAGCTCCAAAATTAGGCGCAAATATGCGTTCCCTTTTATTGGTTAACATGAAATTTATTATGTTGTATTTTAATTGCTCCTTTGTTGTGTATACTGGTTTAAACACAGAAGAGTAATTAAATGGAAGAGCTACTCCTATGGAAGTAGAAGGTTTTAAATCAAGTTGAGATATTTTTCTAACGTTATACGCCATTTTACATAGTTCTGTTTTGTAACATCTTATTCATAAGATCGTTGTAATCTGGTACGGTATTTATTTGCACCATAGATATATCAGAACTTGGAATTGCTGTCGAGAGAGTGTCTCTAATGTCTCCAACTTTTACGTTTGTTGGTTGCATAAGATTTATTGGATTAGCGCCCACGTCATCTGTAGAGAACGCAAAATCGTCTTGATCTGTCATTGACATGGCAGTTTCTTGAAGTAAATTTTGCAATGGATTGTTTTTATTTAATCCAATATTAGGTACGACTGGCTTGGGAACAGAGTTATTTAAAGTCAATGGGGGAGAAAACGAGGAAGCTAATTGTTTACTCAGAGACTCTTTAATATTCTTTTTAGGTTTTAATTCAGTAGACTCATTAATGACTCTCTGTCTTTCAAATTGCTCAGCAAGAAGAATTGGGAGCTCTTTTCTTAGCGCATTTATTACTTCTTCTCTAATAATTCTTCTTAGTGGATCTATTTTTGACTTTTTTTCCATATCCAATAAATATTTATGTGTTATTTTTTATCTACTATTTAGTGATAAATCTGAGTTTAATTGTCTTCTAGAGGCGACCATTGCGTCTTGTACTCGCTTTCTTAATCTTTTTCCTCCGCTTAATTTGTTAATAAAGGCATTTAATCCAATCCCGTCAGACTCATCTTCGTTACCAGGTGGATCTATAGCAGAATCAAAGTTATCAGAAGGTATTTGTTGAAGCAACGAAGAATCTTCTAAAAATACTGATGCACGGTCAATGGATACTTGTGTTTGTCCGTCTATAGATTGGGGTTTAATGGCTCCTATAGATATTAATTTTAATTTTACTTCGTCGTAAATTACACTATCTAACGTAGCAAATGTGGGATTTGTATTAACTACCACTGATCCATTACGATCAAGAGCTATGCCGTATCGTCTTACGAATCTTACGGTATCGTCAACAGGTTTTTCTTCTATTATAGATAACGTATATTCTCCAAAAGAATTATTTATCGCATTAGTTTTATCTTTAAAATTAGATAAAAACTTGTTTAAATTAGCATTAGCCGATTTTAAGTTAGCTATAGTAGAATCTAGGTTATTTAAAGTTTCGTCATTTATGTTATCACATGAACTAAAATTTACTCTAATTGTATCTAATCGTTCTAATACTAATTGTAAATTTATCAATAAGTACTCTACTAAGCTTGCCATATTATTTAATACTATTGATATCTGGTCTATATTGCCTTTAAATTTATCTATATATTTTTTTAATTTTTCATTGAATGAACTTAATTTTGTTTGTAGTCCAGAAGTAGAAAACATAGCTGGAATAGAAAGCGCCTCTAAAAATTTTGATATTACAGAAAATATTTTTATAAAAGTTACAGATATAGTTACTATAAATTGAGAAAATCTTATAGAATTTTCTATTATTCCCAATATTTGATATAAAGTTTTACAAGTGTTAGTTATTGCTGTAAGTAAAGGTATTAATTTTTTTGGATCTGCTATTTTATTAAGCGATTTTATTTGTTCCATTAATAGTGGAGAAGCAGCTGAGAATGCATATACGGCTAAATCTTGCGGACTGTCTGGTATTGTTTGTATAGACACGCAAATAGATCTTAAATTATCTATTTGATTTTTTAACTTAAGTATTTCTGAATTTGAAGTTATATTTACGCCTAATGAATTATTTTGTATCGGCAATGATTGTATTAATTCTACCATTTCTGATACAAAATTATTATATAGATTAATTATTACATATATTTTACCTAATTCTCCATCATTAGTATTAGATGTATTTTTAAGATCTAATAAGTCAGAATATAATTGTTCTACAAGTTGAACGAATGCGGCGTTTGATCCAACAGTTACAGCTTCACCATTTTGAGCATAGTAATTATCTATGCTTTTTTGTATTTTATACGCAGTTTTTTGTATTATATATTTATTCTTTTGTAAAGATGAGCTTCCAGAGGGCGGAGGTTGTTTATCTGGATCGAATCCTCTATAATTAGTTGTCTGTTGACTTACGAAATTTAATATTGAACATACATCTGTAGAAGCTACTACTTCTAATATTTTTATTACGCCTTTATCTGATATAGTTTGTTTTATATTATTTATGTTAACCGATGATCCTGTCAAAGAGTTTTTACCTTCAAATATTTCTACTGACTTTGATCTATAATCGATCACTTTTTTTTGTATATTTTTTATAGCAATCTCTAAATTAGCCATTATTTTGTGTATGTCGTATTAGATAGCGTATTATTTAACGACTCTTTAAACTTTTTTATAGCTTTTTCTAAATTCATACCTGCTATTGATATGTTTAACATAGTCGTGTGTATATTACTTGCGTTTGCTGTTTTTAGTGGTGTTGCTACTCCTAAATCGAGTTCAGATAAAAACTCTCGTAAATATCTTACATAATTTGTCCCAAGCATAACTTGCTGATCTGAATTAAAACCCAATTGTATTTTTTGAGAGTTTATTATAGTACTAACTTTTGCATCTACATTAAATGTATTTTGAGTTGAAATTCCAACAGATTGTTTACCTAAAATAAAAACAGAATCATTTTTAGCAAACAACATCACCCTATCAGAATGTAGTATGATTTGATCGCTTTTATATGGAAATTGTGGTTTATACATTTAAAGAAATTTTGTCTTGTGTGCTAGCGTCAGAATTTGCAGTAATTACAGGAACTTTATCAATGTATATAACTTCTTCTGATTGAGTAGCAATACCTCCGTATGATTCGAATGGATAATTATTTAACTCAGACATGATAATAACTTGTCCGTTTGTTAGGTATATAGAACTATGATCAGAATTAATGTCTTCTACAGTAGTAGAAAATTTATCAGGATTCTTTGATTTACCTTTTTTATTTGCTATTATAGTTATTGGATTACCATTTTCTCCGTAAGAAGACCAAGGATTCTCTGACTTCATTCTACTTACAGTAGAACCGAATCTTATTGATTGGCCAAATCTCCCTTCTATTATAGAATCACCTTCAAAAGGCCTTAGACTTTTTATATTATCTAACTCTGTAAATGTGTATCCCATTGGAAAATCCTGTGCGCTTCCAGTTTGTTTGTTTGGATAAGAATTATTACCGTTATTTTTTCTTTCAAAATCCGAATAAACTGACAAATTTGGAAATACGTTATGATGTACATCTCTCCAAACGTTAAACGGAGGATAATAATATAAATCTTGCTGGGAATAGCTTTCGTTTAGATTTCTACTAGGTCCAGAAACTATTAAAACTATTTCTCCTATTAGTGGATATTGCTTTACTAGTCCGTATATGGGATAAGCCGGCTTAGATACCGCAGCCGATGATGGCATATCGCTAGTAGAATATAATATTTCAAAATTTATTTTACCTATGTCTGAATAATTGCTAAATTCGGGATTTTTGGTTTTACTATCATCAAAATACTCTCCAAGAACAATATTTTTTACTCTACCAATAACGAAATGATTACCAGCAGAATTTCCTATTGTAGAATCTATCGATTTTGAGAATAGCATATATTATTTAGTGTCTTGACTTGTTGGTAGAGCGGGACTTGTATTTACTTCTCTAAGTAGTTGTTGTATTTCGCTTTCTGATATTAAACTATCTTCCCCTTGATCTTTCTCTTTTGGCTCTTGAGCTTTACTAATTATTTGAGTTAATTTAACGAGTACTTCATCGTTCTTTAGACTAGAATTTAACAAGTCTTTAACTATGGGAATTATAACTATAGCGTCTCCTGTCCCCTCTATGTAACCCAATAACCTTTGTATTTCTGAAGATATTACTTCACTTTGTTTTTTGTGTTGATTGTAGGCTTCCTTCATCATGTCAGACACCTTCTTCCCAGGAAAAAGCTCTTTATCTTGTATTTCCATATTAATTTTATATATAAATACGCTCAATCTACATTTTCTATATAGTAATTAAGCGTAGACTTATATAGTTTTTTTAGCTTATTTATCACTTTTGTTATCGTATTAGATTGCACATCGTTCATTTCTTTTATGTATATGAATATGGCTTTTTTATTAAATACGTTTATTGACTCTCTTCGCTTGAATATTTCCAATAAAGAATACGCAACTTTTAGTTCGTCTTCTATATCGAACATAGTTGGTATCTTTTTTTCCATTATTTGTATAAAATCATCGAGTAATTTAGATCTATCTAAGTGGGAATCAAACTGATTGTCTACTATCTTTTCGTGAGTTTTTTCAGAGTTATCTACTTCGTTAAGTTCTACTTTAGCTACTAGTTTTTTATAGTTTTTTTGGTTATATATTATAAGATATCGCTTAATTATTGTACCAAAATAAGAATACGCTTTTCCTTTAGATTGATCGTAAAAATGAGCTTTTTGTAACATGAATGATATTAGCTCATATTTTAAATCTTCTATATTGTCTACTTCTGTATAATAGAACTTAAATGTGTGTATTATATTTTCCGCTAATTTATATAAAGCGTGATGAATATGAGCATTGTATATCTTATTTCTTTCGTATTCGCTAGTAGCGTCTCTATAGCGTAAAATAGCTTCCTCAGTCTCTTGAGTAAAATAGTTATTTTTTGTCTTAGGCTTACGCTTTCTAGGTTTACCTTTCTTAGTTAATAATACTTCTTCTTCCATGGTGGTATTTTATCTTCGTCCAGTGAACGATTGCACTGTTTTTTGTAATTCTTTAATGTTATCAAACAGTGATCTAAGCTCCGGATCGGATTGCACCCAAATAGTCATATCGATTTTATTGACTAACGCGTTAAAATCATCGAGTAAAAATATTACATCGTTAGTGAATTTAGATTGCTCGTTTAGCATGTTTTCTAGCTTTACGTTTTTCTTGTAAAGATTGATAATTGCATACGCTATACCTGCTAATATCCACATGCATATAGTAATGATTATTCCTTCGTACATATTATTTTGTATTTATTTGTGATTCTATTCTTGATGCCAT